ATGGACTGTACCGTAAAAGGCAATCTGCCCTCCGAAATTTTTGAGGACATTAAAAAAATTGCAGACAACAGGATAAATTTTCGACAGTTAAAAAGCAAGACTGTTTTCGTGTCAGACTGTCACGGACTCATTGCATATTACATTATATGCACATTGCTTGAGGGCAATGATTTTTTTGAAAACAACACAAGGGTAATCACCCTTGCAAAAAGCCGTGAAGATGCCGAAAAGCAGTTCGGCAGCCTTACTCTCCGCAAAGATTTTGTTGTTGAAATCGGAGAGTCAAAGAACTTTCCGGAGATTGAAAGAGCCGACTTTGTAATATACTGCAACTGCCCGTGTGAGGTTGCAGAGGAAGATTGCAGTAATCCCGAAATTGCGGATACAATCACTTCGGGCTTTGCAAATGTGCTTGAATATGCAAAAGAGTCAAATGCCGAATCGGTTCTGCTCGTATCTTCATATATGGTTTACGGGGAGGTTTTCAGCGGTAAAAATAACATTTGCGAAAACGACCTCGGCTATCTCGACCCGACCGATGCCGACAGTGCATACGCACAAAGTATGCGTTCAGCCGAAACACTTGCTGTTTGCTATGCTGAAAAGTTCGGTATGGATGTAAAAATCGCCCGTCCCTGCCCCACACTCGGAGGTGTCAGAATGAGCGATGAAAGAAAATGGGCAAAGCTGATTGTCAGTGCGGCAAAAAATCAGAGCATTATGCTTACAGATAACGGTGGTGAAAAGTTCAGCTTTTGCTATGTGACGGACACGGTTTCTGCATTGATTGATATTTTGCTTAACGGAAAAAGCGGTGAGGCATACAACATTTCAAACGATAACGCAAATGTGACAATGCGGGAATTTGCACAGCTTGTAAAATCGGCAAATCCCGAAAAGAATCTCTCCGTAGTGTTCGTTCACAGAAAAGACGAAGAAGAACCCGAATTTTCTCCGTCATCCCCCACACCGTATGTTTTGTGCAATGATAAAATAAAATCACTCGGCTTTAGTCCGAAAACCACGCTTAAAGACGGAATAAAATGCAGTATAAGAGCAACAGAACTGCGTGCAGAATTGCGAAGGATAAAGTAATGCGTATTAAAGATTTTTTAAACGAATTTGAGGCCGACAGGGCGGCATTGCCCGGAGTTGAAAAAGAAACTCTTGCAAAGCTCAGGAACAAAACGGTTGTCATCTCGGGCGGTGAACTTGCAAGGTGTCTTTGCTATGCCTTTCTGTACAATAACGAGGCTAAAAGGCTCGGAATAAAAGTTATCCTTCTCGGCAAATCACGCAACGCAATGGCATCATACCACAGCGAACTCTTGTTAAGAGATGATTTTGATTTTGTTGATTATAATTCTGCATCAGAAATTTCAAGTGCCGACTATGTAATTACAACAGGAATCAGCGGTGAACATACAGACAACAACCCACAGATTATGATTGACGGCATTGCAGAGATAAATGCCTGTGCCAAAATTGCAAAAGCCACAGGCGCAAGGGTTGTCGTTGTGAACGACAGCAGAATTTACGGCAAAGCCAAACCGCACAGAGTTTATTCCGAAAATGAGTACGCAGAACTTGACACAGCCTCTCCCTCATCGCTTGCAGGTCAGCTTATGAGAACGAGAGAAACCACCTTGCACTCGGTTTTGAAGAACAGCGAATCAACCGTTACAACGCTCAGAACAGGCATAATTTTGGGAGCGTCAAGTAACTTTACAAGCGTGCTTGATCCTGTTTTTGACGATATAGCCAACCGCCGTGACACAGTTGTTCCTGCAACAAGGGATCGCTGCACCTTTGTTTATATCAACGATGTTTTAAAGGCGATTGTTTTCGCAATGACAAATCTTGAAGAAAACGCAGTTTATAATGTCGGCGGCAAAAACTGCAACGCATCGCTGATTATGATTGCGGCTGTTCTCAACGATATTTACGGCAGTCGCTGTACAATTGAGTCGGGCAATTTTACGGAGCTTGACGGCTGTGCAATTAATTCAAACAAGATTTCCGTAAACGAATGCACTCCCGACATAGACCTTGAAACCATGCTGAAAATCTGCATAATGGACAAGATGAAGTCCGAAAAAGTTCTGCGTATCCCCCACTCACACGAGCGCAGACTTGATTCAATTCACGAAATTCAGCTTGCATTTCTGCTTGAAACCGACAGAATTTGCCGAAAGCACAACATAAAATATTTTCTCGGCGGAGGAACACTTCTCGGTGCAATCCGTCACAAAGGATTCATTCCGTGGGATGATGATGCCGATATTATGATGTTGCGTGAAGATTTTGACCGCTTTTGCGAGATTGCGCCAAAGGAACTTCCGAGCAATATGACTTTTCAATCGTACCATACGGACAAATCTTGTTTCTATGAATTTGCCAAGGTCAGACTTGACGACACTTTCTTTGCAACCGACTTTGCAAAAGACCATCACGCAATGCACAACGGAATTGCGTTTGATATTTTCTGTCATGATAACACAGCCAATTCAGCAATCGGACGAAAAATTCATATGGCTGTGACTCTGTTCACAAGAGCGCTGGTGTTCAATAAATGGAACAATCGCAAGGCTGAAAACGGCAGTAGAATCCAGAGCATTGTAACAAATTTCTGCAAGAAAATATTTCCGCTCAGATTCAGTATGTGGCTTGAAGTCCGTACTTTAAAATTCTTTAAAAACAAAAAGAATGCAAAATATCTCTATGACGGAATGGGCAGAAATATTTATAACGGTGCTTTTCCAAAGAAATATCTTGACGATGTTGCTTATGCCGACTTTGAGGGTTACAAGTTCCCCGTGCCAAAGGAATATGACAAGTACCTTACTTTCCTCTACGGCGACTATATGGAGCTTGCACCGCTGTCAACAAGAATGGGTTGCCACGAAATTGCCCTCTGCGACATCGGAAAATATGACGGGTTCAAAATCCGCAAACCCGATTCTGAAAAATAATCAGCGTAAAACAGACCGATAAAGTAAATGTCACTTGACACTTACCTGTCGGTCTGCTATAATAATATAGCACATTTTGGGTGCTGTTGCGGAATCAGCTGAAGAGTAAGCTCCGCCTCGGTTTCCCCACCGTGTAAAAATCAAGGGAATTTAAATTGATTATGCAAAAGTTGACACAATCATTTTCAACTTTCCATTTTCAATTTTCAATTTAATAAGCAGGTATGGCGGAATTGGCAGACGCGCATGGTTCAGGTCCATGTGAAAGCAATTTCATGCAGGTTCAAGTCCTGTTACCTGCACCAACAGCCGTTTCTTATGCAGGGACGGCTGTTTTGTATCGCATTGTCGGTCTGTTTTATGGTGATTTTCAAAATATTTGAATTAATTTTGAATAAAAAACGAAAATTATGTTGACAAATCCGAAAATATGGTATATAATAATCAAGCTGTTGTTATTAAACAACATTTCGAGGTGTAGCTCAGTTTGGTAGAGTGCTTGGTTTGGGACCAAGATGCCGCAGGTTCAAGTCCTGTCACCTCGACCATAGAAAAAACCGCATTAGAAAGCCATTTTTAAGCTTTTTAGTGCGGTTATTTTTTTGCCTTTTATCTGCTAAAATATGCTAAAATACAAGAAAAACGGTTAAAAATGTTAGGCAAATGCAAGGCAGAAAAAGTTGTGATATTCACCTCACCTTTAATTTGTAAACTGTATCCGTGAGCTTGAAAGAATCGCAGAAGAAAATAACAGCAAATAACAAATCCCCCTCACTCGCTTTTTACGGCGGATGAGGGGAATATTTTTGCAATTATGTGTTTGTCATTTTTGTTATGTAGTTTATTTATTGAGTTGCTGAATTTATTCTTTCCTCAGCAATTTTGTAATACTTTTCGTCAAGCTCAACACCGATAAAATCACGGTTTGTATTTATGCAGGCAACACCTGTTGAACCTGAACCCATGAAGCAATCACAGACGGTTGCGTTTTGTGAAGTAGTTTCTTTTTTAATCAAAAATTCAAGGAGCTCAACAGGTTTCTCATTCGGGTGAATTAACTTACACGGCGGTACTCTTGGAACAGAAATTAAATCCTGTGGTCGTCCGTTTTTGAATTTAAAATCGTCATTCGGTATCCAAATAATGCTCTCGTATCTGCCGCCAAATGCCTTTTTCAAATCGCCCATACTGTGACTTTTCTTGTCCCAAATAAGAACATTTTTCGGCTTTAAACCGTTACGAATAAACTCATCAATGAAAATCTGCTGAACATCCCAACGGGTAAAACATAAGATGCCTCCTGTTTTTGCAATTTTTGACTTTATCAATGGGATAAAATCTGTAAATGGCTTTTTATCATTTAAGATTTTAGACATTCTTTTCGTCTCGTCTTTACACCACGTTGATTGATAGTCAATCCCATAAGGTGGGTCTGTGACCAACAGGTCAACGCTGTTATCGGGCAAAGTTTTCAGCACTTCAAGACAATCGCCTTGATATAAATTTACCATTTTCGTCACCCCAATTCTTCATTTATGATATTCGCACCGCCACATAAAATTTGCAACGGTGCGAAATATTTAACATCAGCCGAGTGCTTTCTTGGCATTTGCGATTTTGTTGTCCTTCGCCCTGATGCCGTCATTGATAAGATGATAGATAGCATTGATTGTCTTCTCACCTACAATGCCATCAACTGTGACCTTACCTGCTCTCTGTGCCTCTTTAACAGCCTTTAAAGTGCCGTCACCGAAACCGTTTGAATTATCGACTTTTGTCTTGATAATTTTCATGTTATAAAGCGTAATTAACTGCTTCTTAAATGCGAGTGTTGCTGTGTTGTGTGAACCGTATTTAATCATTTCCTCATTCTCCTTATTTGATGTTTTACCGCCGAGCTGTACGGTTACTTCGTCTGCAAGATTGCCAAGTCTATTGTAAAGCCAGTCGCCTGGGCAAGATTTATTCGCAAACCACCTGTGTACAGTCAAGACCATTTCACCTGATTTTGGCGAATAATTTAGCGTCTTGTCCTCATTACCGAACCAAAGCAGTTTAGTTTTGCCGTTTCGCTTGCAGATGTCAACGCAGAGTGCAATAAGTTTGTTGTATACTTTACTGTTCATCGTGTACGGAGCTACCGTATCACTTGCACATTCAATTGTTACCGCCCTCTGGTCATTGGCATTGCTTGATGAACACCAAGAGCGATTGCCCTCATCTACACAAAGCAACACTCTGCCGTCATAGCCGATTCCGTAGTTACAGCTTGCCTCACAAGCTGTGTTCTGAAAAATGTTTCCGAGAGTTTCGACACTGCACTGACCGACTACGCAATGTGGGGTAATGCGGTCAATACTGTGCGCTCTTTTACCGCTGTGATTTGGCGATAATTTAGTGTAATTTACAAGTTTTGAAGTACTCATAATTAATTATTCCTCGCTTTCATCTGTTTTTACTTCGACTGTTGTCTTTAATCTCTTGACGATTGATACCAAAAATTTTGGCAATGGGATTCCGATTTCCGAAAGGTTTTCCAAGATTGAAATCAACTCGTTGATGATAAACCAAATCGTAACAATCATGCCGATACAGTAGTTAATCCGCAGGTCGATTCCGCAGTTGACAAGTGCCGAGCTGATGAGATAGTCGGCAACAATACCGACCGCTACGGCTACGATATAGCCTACCTTTTTGATAATACCTGTTACACCGACACGGCTGTTCAGCGTGTGGCTGATGTATGCCTGTGCCATTCCTGTGATGTAGTCGATAATCATTACCGCAATCATCACCGCAAACGGCACAAGCAAGATGTTAAGATATGCGACAATAGCACCGCATACCGTGGCAAATAATGCCTGTAAAATGTTTTCTTTCATTGTTTACACCTCGCTTTCTGTCGGCTCGTCAATGGTTGGATTATCGCCCCAAACTGCCATAACGGCATTGTAATATTCGTCTGACAGCACCGTTTTAAGCTGTTCTCTGCCCGATTTGCTGTTCATGTATGCGTTGCGGATGTTTCCGCCAACCTGCATTTCTTCACCGTTAAAGGTCAAAAACTGCTGTCTGAGTACCGAAACGCTGTCCTTTGTGAGCATATCGAGTGTGATTTTTTCTTTAAGTTCCATTATTTTTACCTCCGTTATTTAATTTTGTACAAGCAAATCACATTAATTTGCTCGCCGTCTGCAAATGTGTAAGCCGTCTTATCCTGAGTCGAAAACTGTAGCCAAGTGTTATTTTTCGGAATGGCAAATTTAAAGAGCTTGCCAAGGTTTGAAATACCGACACAAAAAACATTGTCCTCGGAAATACA